GGCTAGTTCTGTGGCACAGACAGATTTTACTGATGATGAGTAGTTAAACATTCCTTGCAAGAAGTTCTGACTGCTTCTTATGACACCAGTTTCGTTTAGATAGGACGTCTTGTGTGTTATAAACCTTGTTCCTTGGAGCAAAATATCAGGTACCCTTATCGATTTATTTGACCAGCTTGCCAAGTGTGATTCGCAGTAGGCCTGTTCACTTGGTGTTAAAATCGAACTGAAGCCTCTAACCATATGCAAAAAACTTGCCATTGTTTCACAAGCAGACCACTTGGTACAATCACCATTTGTGTACATTATTGTATCACCAGTCTCCTTGCTTTCCTTTATTATTGAATTTAAAGCTTTTGACATGTACTCCATTTTCCTGTCACCAGGTACACTTATCATTTCATTTGGTAACTCTTTGGCTATAGCTTTGAATATATTTTCAAAAACCCTAACCTGTGCCTTTGCACCATAGTTCACGACATAAAACTCTCTTTTGGCCCCATACTGAGCCTTTATACATATATGTGCTTCAACCCTTGAGCTATTTTTGAAAATGTTCCAGTTTGCTACATCCAACACAGTAATTATTTCAGGGTGCCTTATCAACATATCAAGTTGCAAATCATGAACTTTTGATCTACCTGTTGAGCTGGTTGGATTAACAGGACTACCTTTTTGGACACCTTTAAAGATGTAGGGCTTACTTTGAAACTCAGAAATAATTATTTGTCCTGTCTCTAAAAGATGTTTCCTTAGAGACTCAATATCACGAGGAGACGGTTTAAAGTCTTCATTCACAATTCTTTCATACTCAGGGACACATGCCTTTGTAGATTCCAATTCAGAAATAACTTCAAAAAGTGTACCCTTTTCAATATTTTTCCTGACATGTGGTTTATTGATAGATTTGCTCATTAAGTTGGCACTTGTGTGTATTGCATCACCCCACAAAAATATGGGATGTTTTTTTATCAAACCTTCTCTAAGGCTGTTAAAATCATGAATACCATTCTGCTGCCTCACATCTAGGCTGTCATGTATCCTTTGGAACTTGAGTATTGTCTCAATTGATTTTATGCTCTCGTGATATTGACTTGACGGCTCTTTGCCAGTCAGCACATATACAAAGAGTTCATCAAATAAGTCCTGAAGGTGTCCAAGGGTATAATTGCCCCATAAAGATGGGAAAGAAATTGATCCGCCTAAGCTAGCCCTTATTCTATCATCCCCTGTGAACATAGGTAGATTATGATGAAAACCCCCTTTGTCTTTATATGCAGACTGAATGGGGCCCACCTTTTCCCTCAGTGTTTTAACAATCCAGCGAGAAAAACATGTAGGGTAGTGAG